CATAAATGGGTTTGTCTTCTCGTTTTGGAGACTTCCACGAGTTGTAGAGGTTCTTGGGGCAGAGGGTGCCAAGCGGTGGCAAGAAGTAAGGGGCATCGGGCTTAAGGATAGATATAGATATCATGTTGAACTGGTAAGTGATAGAGAACTTCGAGATAGAAAGTTCCAAGCCCTGCAGCTTTATAGTTTACTGTCCCAAGACCCCTCAGTAGACCCTGTAGCTCTGAGACTCTATCTGACCCAAGAAGTCAACGACCCAGCATTTGAAAGGATATTCAATGCCCGTATACAACTTGCAATGTCCGCGATGCGGCAAGCTGGAGGAAGTGTTCAGCCACAAAATGCTGGAGGACAACGAACTCCCCAATTGTCAGGAGGAGGGGTGCGGGGGCAGAATGGTCAAGTTGCCAGCAATGCCCTGGTTGGATAACTGGCCGGCTGATGGGCTTACACTTGAGCACGCTGGGCCTGAGCCAATAAACTTCCCAACAAGGAAGTCTCTTCAACAATTTTGTAAAGAAAAGAACTTGTCCTCTGGAGCACTGTTATGAGTAAAGAACCAAAGATGTTAGTTAGAAAAGTAGGTAGTCATTACAACTTCGTGTTTGGTGACTCTTTCTCAATGCGAGATCTTAAGACTATCCTTCGCGTACTGCCGAGGCAGTTTCATCTTGCTAAGCGTGAGACACGAAGAAAACAGTTAACTCAACCAGTAAAGGAGGTCGATCCTGCGAGTCAGCCAAAAGAAAATATCCAAGATACTCAAGAAAAGAAAGAAGCGATCGTTCCTTCTACGGAGGAGACACCAGAGACTCAGGAAGGAGATGGAGCAACAGAAACTAAGCCACTCCAACAAGTAGTGACTACGCCAACGATACTTACACCAAAGAACACTTGACCTTAGAAAGGGTTTGTTATGACAATCGATAATGACGATAAATCTGTTGAGAATGAAGCTGTGGAAGACAACAACGATGACCTTGTTACTTTGGACGATAGAGTCTCTGGTCTTGAACAGAGTCAAGGACTCATGCAGATTCTTGCTGATCCAGACATTCAACAAGTTCTTGAAGCCAAGCGTCTTGGTAAGGTTGTGTCTGTTGTTGCTGACGAGGAGGCATCTTTGGAAGATGAGATTGATCTTGGTCTCCCAGAGGATGATCCTACGACTGAAGTTGCCACAACGATTCTTAGCGGAGTCAAGAAAATTGTATCGTCTAAAATGGATGAAATGACCACACGAGTAGAAAGTCTTGAGGGTTTAGCCCAAAGGTTAAGTTCTCAAGAAGCCCAAGCTCAGGTGGCCAAGGCTCAACAGAAGTTTGAAGACTTTGGTGAGTATCAAAAACCAATGCTTGAACTTCTACAAGGTAACCCCAGTTTGTCGCCTGAGCAGTTATACATTTTGGCTAAACACCAAAGTGGTAAGTTGATTACATCAGCGACAAGTAAGTTCAGTGAGAAACCTACAGCTCAACCATCTCGTGCTCGTCCTAAAGCACGGGCTGCAGAGACTAAAGGTACTCGCAGAGCTGTGTGGAACAACGCAGTTGAGTCTGCACTCAAAAACCTCATTATTGAATAAGTGGAGTAACTTATGACTGACCAAATCCCAACACTAAGTCAAAAGATTGACAACGCGTTTGTCACGACTTGGTATGACATCAGAGAAGTCGCTATCGACAATATTCTTAACGCAACTCCTGTGTGGGCTGTCTTGAATAATGCCGGAGCATTCACACCTAAGCCGGGTGGTAGTTTGATCACGCGGACTATCGCTTATGGTACAACTCCAGCGGTTGCTATTGAGAGAGGAGACCTCTTGCCAGCTGGCGAAGAGGAACTTGAGACAATGGCTATCTGGCGTTGGCGAGCGATCGCCTCACGGGTTCAACGCTCCCTCTGGGACGACCAAGAGAATCGTGGGCCAGACATGATTAAGAGTCTCGTGGGGACTAAGCTCAAGGCAGCGAAAGACGGCATGGAGCAGAAGTTTGAGTCTGCTATGTTTAATCCGTTCGTCTCTGGTGAGAACAGTAAGGAGTTTCAAGGGTTGAATGACCTTGTGCCTGAGTCTATGACTAACGCTGTTCTTGGTACTTATGGATCGATCGCACGGCCATCTGCATATATTACCTCGACGACTAACTCAAAGGTTTCAATCCCTGATCCTGCTGGTTCTAACCACTGGTGGGGTTCGAAGTATCTTTCTGGTACTTATGCTAATCTTGCAACTGATCTTGTGGATGACCTTCGAGGGTTGTATAATACCTTGAAGAACAACCAGATCGCACCGAACCTTATTCTCACAACAGAAGAAATCTTTGAGGAGTATGAGGATCAAGCTCTTGGCCTTAGTCAGCTTCTTAAGTCCAACGGTGGGCAAGCTGCTGATCTTGGTTTTGATGAGTTGCTCTTTAAAGGTAAACCAATGATCTGGTCAGACAATATGCAAGCCAAACAAGTCCTTATGCTTAATACGGACTTCATGGAGATTGTTTACGATCCTGGTTATTGGTTTGATATGACTGACTGGAAACCCGGTCAACTCGAAGATACTCGCATCGCTCATATTATGAGTTTTGCGAATCTCATTGGAACCCAACCCCGTCGTAATGGGCGGATCATTTATGCGTAAAGGAGACTACTATGTCTTTACGATCGTTGTTTACAACTCAACTCACAGACACAGACGCCAAAGCACGAGATGTTCTTGGCGCTATTCGAGAGGATGGTGCAGGTGAGCGGTATAAGTATGTTAAGTTCATTATTGCGAGTGTTGTCGCAGGCGATGCAGTTAAGTATAAGACCTTAGCTGACTACGATGCCGATGAGGTACAACCTATGGCGACTGCTGCTGCTACTGTTGCTGGAATTGCAATGGCATCACAAGCGATTGATCAGTATGGTTGGATTCAGATCTCTGGTAGGGCTACGCTGTCGGCAGCACCAACTGGTACACCATCTGATGGTGGTGCACTTATCTCAAGTGCTACTACGAAGAAGCTTGCCGTTGCAGCTGCTACAGACATTCAGCGACCTTGCGGTGTGTTGATTGATGCGGGTACAGCTACTGCAGTTGTCCTCGATTGCCCTGAATAAGGATTAAAAATTTTAATCCTCATCTAAGGAACTCTGATGAACAGATCAGACATACGAGCTCTTGTGGTAGATGCCACAGGGCGTGCAGATAAAGACACTGAGATTAACAACGCGATCAACCTCGCAGTTGGCGAGGTGTCTGCGGCAAGAAATTGGTCTGATCTGTTCGTTGAGAGTAGTACCTCTGTTACAGCGAGCTCTTTAAGCGTCTTACTTGATACAGACTTAGCAAGGTTAGTAGAGTTGCGTGTCCTTGATACGACAGCATCTCTTGCATGGAGGCTCTCGATACGAACCAAGCAATGGTTGTTGCGACGAGTGCCTTATCCTCCATACAAACCTGTAGGTAAACCTAGATTTGGCTATCTTGAGGGCAAGACTTTATACCTTTATCCAGTACCGGATATAGACTATGTCTTCCGATACAGTTACTTCCGTCTGCACCCCAAGTTGGTTAATGATTCAAGTGAGATTCTTATTAGACAGGCTGATTCTGCTGTTGCAGCGTTTGCAACTTACTGGATTCTTCAGTCGCTTGAACGACAAGTAGAAGCTGACAAGTGGTTTGTTACATATACCAGAGTTCTGAAGTCTGCAATGGAGGTAGATAAAGGAAACACAGTTGTTAAGATTCAAGTCTCAGAGCACGCAGATGAGTTTAGATATATATCACAAGACTACAAGAACGACCCATTTGCAAGGAGTATGCCTTAATGGGAAACGCAATAAACACAGATTGGGACATCGCAGCACCAACGGATACAGATGTTCGCTCTGACGGAGCGAGGGAGATTCGTGTGCTTCGTGATGCCGTGGGGATAAGATTGTCAAAGGAACATGCTCCTTTGGCAGCGGATACTGGGGCAGACCCACCTGATGGAGGTGGTGAGCATATCGCTGGTACCGCGTTTGTTTATATCAACAACTATACAGCTGATGGTGAACCTACACTACGACCTGATGGGTTGACACAGTTGAGCGAAGAGGACGTGGGGAGGTTGTGGATTGACTTTGACTCTGATCCCTCAAGGATTCAGTATAAGTTGTTTATCTGGACTTGGGATACAATTAGTGGGTCGTGGGTGCCAGCGATCTCAGACGCAGGATCTTTAATACCTGATGCTTATGCTCAGTTCACTGGGATAACTGCACAAGATACTCCTTCTGATCCAATAACTGTTGATTTTGAGCCGAGACATGTTACTATCTATACATCGTCAATAGGTGATCAGATAGGTCATGCCGCTGACTTTATAATCCAAGCAGGACTTACAACTACACCTACACTGCTTTATGCAAGAATGGCTTTTGGAGATACAGGAAAGAGATACTTCGAGTTATCCGCTGCAGTGAATTCAGCTGATTCAACTAAGTATGATTTAATCTTACAATATCTTGGTAATAATAAAAGTATTTTTAATGTAGTTTGGGACACTCATATCGTAGGAACTAACCCATGAGAGTAGGTGGTTCTGCCATTCCGATCGAGAGCAAATACCCTCTTCGAGGACTTGATCTCACTCACCCAGCAACAGAGATTGCAGCTGATCTCTCAGCGGGTATGCTCAACATGCTCATCCGCAACGGTGTGCTTAGACGCCGTGCAGGTTATTACCAACTGGGTCAACGCCTTGTTGGTGGTGTTCGTCAGTTAATAGAACCGAACTTGGTAGACTCCTCTACAGGTACATTGATTAATCCGCTCGTTGCGATGACGACGAGGAGACAATATGTCTTGGATGACGCTACAGGGAAGTTTGTTGATCTTACACCAAACCAGATTAACTACCCAATTGTGGGCGTGGATATTGTAGCATCGAAGTTTACAATCTCAGGAGATCATAAGAACAAGTTTCCTAAAGACCTACCATTTCCTGTTGTGGGTTCTTCTCTGAACGATGATGTTTATACTGTTTATGCGAACGCAACCTACAACAGTGGGCCTGACACAACAGACATTGTCGTCGTGGAAGTCATTCCAGATGGTGCGATCGATGGACAAATCACACTTGCAGATGATTGGGAAAACACTCCAGATCAAGGCTTTGTTGACTACGCCACCATGACCGACACAACTTCAAGTCGATTATTTGTTACCAACGGAGTAGACCCCGTCCGTACTTGGGATGGAGACACTGCTAACACATTCATTGAATGGGTACCATCGTTTGATACATTCCAAACATGTAAGACCATTGAGGTCTTCCGAGATCATCTTATTCTCGGTGGGGTTGTAGACCAAACCCACGAGCCTGCGTTGATCGCGTGGAGTGATATATCAAACGCAGATGAGTTTAAGATTGGTACTTCAGGAGTTCAGATACTTACTGGGGTTGTAGGGCAGATTCGTCGTTTGCTTCCACTTGGCGATCGACTTGTGGTTTACTCAGATGACTCTATCATCTCTGGAACATTTGTGGGACTTCCTGCTGTGTTTTCATTCGAGACGATCATACCCCATGGAACGAGATTCAGTAGTGAGAACGCAGTTGTTTCTATTGACATTGCTCATGTCTTCGCGGCAGAAGATAATATACTTGCTTTTGATGGTACGCGGGCATTGCGTAGAGTAGGAGACAACATAAAGAAAGATTATAAGAATGTTCGAGATGTTGGGAGTCTTCACTTAGCAACAGGATTAAATGACTCTGCTCGTGGCACTGTGTATCTTGCATTTCCTGATATAAACAACAAGGTAACTGTCTACACGCTTGAATATGATCCTGTTCAGATAACTAACTTAGTTTGGGGTAAAGAGATTTATGCAGATAAACCAGAAACATTTGGTTTTTATACAAAGCACACCGTTCTGGATACATGGCAGGATAATCTCATTGAGCAACAAAACTACCCAAATGGAGTTCGTTGGGTAGACGATGTAGGGATTTGGTTCGACGAAAGTGGTCAAATTGGTTTTCCATCACGGGTGTTTGGTACGAGCGACGGTTATGTTTATTTAGTTACAGAAACTAATCCCACCGACAACGGTACGGATGTTATTTCTACCTATGAAACAAAAGACTTCTCTATACCACGAGCAAACATTAGTCATATAGGTCGTTGGCTTGGGTTAGAGTTTGAGGGTTTGGGGGAGAGTGTTGAGATATCTTATTCTACAGACAAAGGTGTTACCTATGTTGTTCCAGCTACAGGTGCTAATGTTAGTCTTGAAAAAGCATTTACGCAACATGATGTTGACTTCGATGTGTCCAGTCGAACGCTACGACTTAGATTCACTGTTCTGTCTGGTATATTTAGACTACGATGGTTACGCCTTTGGGGTAGACCTGGAGGCCCACTGTAGAATGCACAATCTTGTTAGTAAGGAATTATTATTATGATAACGAATCCGGAAGCAATCAAATTCACGAACGAACAAGTACGCACATCCGCCGAGGATATCGTTGCGATGGTATTTCGCGGCGTGGCACTCGTGGATTTGTGGAATCAATCCACGGGCGACCCGGCGAATAAAACCATTGGTGATTATTTCATCAACGATCCGACGGGTGTGGT